GATTCTGATTTTCACGATGGTACAATTTATCGTGCCTGTAACTTTCAATATTGCGGTCTTACAGACCCTAAAAAAGATTTTTACTATTCAGACGGCACCAAACATTCAAGGGGTAAAATAAAAGGTGCCGAGGGAGAATGGAAAGAACGCTCCCGCAAACACCGATATGTGATGATGTTTGATAAGAATTTGAAACTCTTATGGTGAAGTATTTCTTGTATTCTCTGTTTTCACAAGTCTATTATTGACGTATTGTGAAGACTTTTGATAATACATAATTTCTTTGAAGTCATTTACATATTGCTGTAAGTATATTGATTTCAAAACGTATATTCCACGTTTCTTTTCATTCTTTCTGACTTCATATTGATAGTTAGATATTCCAACCACTGGATTTAATGTTAGGTATGCGTTGCTTGGATCAGGTATTGTAAAAGTCTTGTCCACTACTTTACCAGCAGGAAGGATAAGTCTGTTTTTTGAGTCTTTAACTTCTGTTGTTTCATAGAACTTAGTATCATTTAAAATAGTTCCATACTTATTTTCAGAATAAAGATATAAGTCTTTATCTGATAGTGGCCACTGATCTCTTATGCTTGTAATATTTGCAGATAAAAGAACTATCCAGTCGTAGTCTGGAGCACCATAAAGTTTTTCTGCAACCGTGTCTGGTCTCTCTCCTTCTCTAATTTGATACTTATTGAAGAGAGTGAAAACATTTTGTAAATCATCACGAAGTTTAACTCTTCTGAATAAGTTTTTTGCAGTTACATAATCAAGAGAAGAATTTCTATCTTCAATTGGTGATTGGTATTGTAAGTCTGGAAGTTCTCTAAAATATCCCATTTTAGTATCCTACGCCTCCTGCTACACTTTGGTCTTCATAATCTTCAGCGTATATTGGATTCAGTTCTTTGAAGGTTAAAGTCATTTGTAAGTGAACTGGAGTCGAATCTTGATATGTTGAATAAGTTCCAGATCCTGTATAGTTTACATTCATATCGAGTAAAGCACATGGTTTGAACTTATTTAAAAATGGATGATTTTGATTACCTGTCTTATATTTTAGAATAAAAATGTCTGGAGCTGATAAAGTTGCACCTTTAGCAAAACCTTCCGCAGATTCAGTAGGGTCAGTTTTCCCATTTTTTGCAGACATGTGCTTTTTAAATGTTCTAATAATATCTTTAACTTCTGCTGCTTCTCTTCGATCTCTTGGAATAAAATCAAATGTAAATGGAAAAGTTCTTATTCCAGGACCACTGAACAATAGCTCTAAATTTGTGTTAAAAACTTGTCCCGTAGTACGACCTATGACACTATTGTAAGGAACGTTCCCACCAAAGGTATTTAAAAGTTTTGTACCTGTTGCAGCCAAGACTAAATTTCTGGTTCTTTCACTTTTTATAAGTTGATTGAGAACATCTCCAGGAACATTTGCCGCTTTCTCCAACATTTTTTTCGGATCTCTTAGTGAGGCAAGTGCATTAAGTCCAGCTGCTTGTAATGGATTTAAATTATCATCACCCCAAGTCACTGAGTTTGCATCTGAAATATTCTGAGGTATGGGTAAACAAATTGAAGTTAATATTTTTTCTTTATTGATAGTTTTATATTGATCTGATCCTCTTGGCAAAGAAAATGATAATAATGAAGCTTGATTTCCTCCAAGATCTCCAATACCAGGTGGTATGTATTTAACTATTTTAATTTCCAAATAGTCAGTATTACTTTTAATTTGGCGGATAGGATACCTATAACTCTTAGCAACAGGTTTTTTGGTGTTACTAGAGTTTTGGTTATCTGTAGTTGAAGACGATGAATTAGTATTATCCGCCATTTAACTTTTTTAACTATTTAGTCTGATATTTGCAAAAGGTATCTCTTGTAAGTCTTTAATTTCGGAGGGGAAAATTTCATATATTTTTCCTGGTATCTCATCCCAAGTGTATTGTCTTGTTTCTCCCCAATGAAAGTTAATACCACGAAAACCCCATTGAAATACATCAGTCACTGCAACAAAAGGATTTTGGTCGTATTGAATGTTTAGAGTTTTTGGTTGATAAACGAAAATATAAAACTTACCAGGAGTTGGTATTTTGGGGGACTCTTGAATAACCTCAAGTAGTTCTAACATTAAGTCATCAGGATCCTCATTTCCAATAATTCCATCGAGAACAGGTCGAACTCGATTATCATGTTTATCAGTATCTGTGACTTTTTTTTGTTGCCTTTCTTTGAGAGTTTTTTTAGGCATTATTTGATATTAAGTTCGTTTTCTGTGAGCACTTTGAATTCATATCCTCTGTCGGCACACCATTCTCTTGCTGCTTCCCATTTTGCCTGATTTTTGGCATACTCATATGCCTCATAAATGTATCCTTTAGTTTGTCTTTTTGGTTTTGGGGGAGGTGCAGTTTGTCTTTGTGGTTTGATTTCAATCAAATACTTTTTAATGTGACCAGTGCTTTCTTTAACTTTAATATAAAAGTCAGGAAAATACCTATGAGGTTTTGAGTCAATAGGAGAACGATACCAAATAAACATTTCTTCAGAACCCCATTCTAAAATATTTACACTGGTATCGCAGTAAACCATAAACTTGCGTTCCCACAAAGAACGGTAGATAATATTAGTGGGATCTCCTTTGTATTTGTTCGGATATGATGGTTTATATTTTCCTCTATACGACATCTAAATAACTATAATTCCATATAAGATATTTAGAGTGCCTACTCCCAGAAGAATATCAGATATTAAACCACTCATAACGAACCTTGCACAAACCTCTCATTATGAAGTTATTTTTAGTGGACTACCTGCGGCATTGAGACAGCATTTATCTGTAAGAGGTATTGATAATAATTTTATCGGTGAAAGTGTTGGTTTATTATGTAACTCGGCATCTTTACCTGCCACTTCATTTGGAACGGCAGACGTTGTTGGAAATTATATGGGTGTCGTTGAGAAAATGGCTCACACCCGCATATTTACTCAAATTGATTTAGAATTTTATGTTGATTCCTCTTACAAAACTCTAAAGTTTTTAGAGCATTGGATGGAATTTATTTCTTTTGGATCTGGTGTTTCTCCTGCACAAGATGGATATTTTTTCAGAATGAGATATCCTAAAGAATATAAGACAGATACAACTAAAATTATTAAGTTTGATAGAGATTATAGTCAACAGATTGAATATACATTTTTTGGATTATTTCCAATCGCAATGAATTCAGTTCCCGTATCATACGAAAACTCAAATATCTTAAAAGTATCTGCATCGTTTAACTATGACAGATATATTTGTGGTAAGGCAACAAGTTACAGTGTTTATGCTGGAATTAGTAACAATTTAATTCCTAGTCAAAATAACAAAAATCAACAACAACAAAGACAGCAAACAAATACTAATCGTGAACAGGGACAATTACGTGTTCCAAGATCTGCTGGATCTCTTCCAAGTAATGGGGTAGGATTTATTGACCCATCTAAAACACTTTATGAAAATCTTTATGGAGTACGTGAATTTAGGAAGCTTTGAGTATCACTCTAAATAAAAGTAACTGAACTTTATAGGATATTATGCCTTTACCAACTGTTGCGACTCCTACTTATGAACTTGAGTTGCCTTCAAATAAAAAGAAAATTAAGTATCGCCCATTTCTAGTTAAAGAAGAAAAGATTCTCATTATTGCAATGGAAAGTGAGGATCCAAAACAAATTGCAAATGCAGTAAAGACAGTTATTGCAAACTGCATTATAACAAAAGGTGTTAAAATAGACGAACTTTCAACGTTTGATATTGAGTACATTTTCTTAAACGTTAGAGGTAAGTCTGTAGGTGAGGATATTGAAATTCTTGTAACGTGCCCAGATGATGGCATCACGCAAGTACCAACTTTAATTAATCTTGATGACGTTGAAGTTAAAATAAGTCCAGAACATACTAGAGATATTAAGTTAGATGATAATTTAAGTTTGAGAATGAAATATCCTTCTATGAATGAATTTGTGAAGAGTAATTTTAGTGTTGATGAGA